GAACTACTTGAACCACAAAGCGAAAAACCCGCATTATACAAGGCTTTCAGGCGGTTCAAGTTCCCACAACTACAACTTGAACCTATCTTGAACCGCAACTTGAACCCCTGTATATTTTGAAAGTTAATTTTCAAAAATCAGTTCTGCACACAAGCCCTTTATCCAATCATGGCGGGGAATCTGTGCAATCCATTCATCAGGAACACCGCTTTCACCACCGCAACCGTAATATATCCCGGCAAGCCCGCCAGCAACCGCCGCAACGGTATCAGTATCTTCACCCAAATTCACGGCGGTAAGAACGCAATCCCGGTATGTGTTGGTGTTCAGAAAACACCAAAGGGCGGCTTCCAGCGTGTCAACCACATAACCGGAACTTCTCACAAAGGTTCGTTCCAACCATTCAAGATCAATCAGCTTGCCAAATTCAGAAAGCATTGAAACGGTTTCAATTTGTTCTTTGAACTTTTCAATTCCGCTGAAAACAGCTTCTTCCTTCTTCATGCCGTTCATCAGGTTTTCAACAACTGCTGCATAGATACGGCAAGCAAAATCAGAAATGAAATGTGCGTGTGTCAGGTGTGTAACGCTTAAAAGTTCAGCTTCTTTTTCCGGGTAATCAGGCAACATTGCAATAGAAAGAATACGCATCAAAGCCCCGTTCCCGTTATCCATGCGGGTTTTACCGCCGCACTTTGCAGCATCCTTTCCGTTGGCATAACGGGCGATTGCCCGCCTTGTTCCACCACCCACATCAAACACTTTCCCGTAAGGTGTGAACATTCCATCATTCAGCCAATAGAAAAAGTTCTGCATAATATCAGCCGGATCAACCTTCCCCAATTTTGCCATACTGTCAAGGGTTGCAAGTGTCAGGCTGCTATCATCCGACCATGTACCGGGCGGCTGGTTGTATGTTCCGTAACCTGTCATATCCGTAATGGTGAAGGTATCACGCTTTTTGAATTCCACCGGAACACCCAAAGCATCACCGACCACAAGCCCCATAATTCCATTGTAAAATTTATTCATAGCTGCACCTTCCTTTCTTTACTTCAAAATATCCAAGAATGGTAATAGCCACATAGGGAAGTAAATTACCCACGCTGCAAACCTTTCCTTCAATGAAACAGCAAGATTTTCTTTTCCGATCTTTTTACAATCCTTCTTCCAAATAATGAAAAATGGAATGAAAAGAACAAACTGTAAAGCAATACACACAACGAACATTTTTATAATCATGCTCACACCCCCAAAATACGGGCGGCAATCATATCTGCGGTATGTGTGTAAAGAACATTCGGGAAATTGGTTACTGCCCGCCCGTAGCTGTTCCAATTCTCTTTATCATCAAAAGCCCCCATGTGCCACCTGATACAAAGCATTTCTTCATCCGTAAGCTGCACATACCGTTGCAGCATTATCACCGATTTATCACCATGCCCCGGAAGAAGCGTTGCATTGTTATATTCCCACGCTTCATTGTCGGTTTTATGGTAATTATCCACCTTGCATAAATCGTGAAACATTCCCACAATCAGGGGGCTTCTTTCATCCTGCCACTTCAATTCAAGCCGCTTTGTAAGGGATAAAAGCGAATTGGTAACGGCAAGTGAATGATCGAATAACGCCCCGGAATATGCCCCGTGGTGGTGAATGGAAGCCGGGGCTGTGAAGAAGCCCTTTTCTTTCAGAATATCAACAAATTCCCAATGAAATTTATAAGGCATACACGGTTTCATTACCTTTTTGAATTGTTCAATTCTATCCTGTTCGGTAAAATTATTCATTATCTGAACTCCCTTCCTGTTTTTGTGTCTTTGATTTTTACCCGTTCAATCAGTTCAAAACCCGCTAAACGAATAATGAACTTCAATACTTTTATCAATTCAGAAGCCCGCCTTTCGGTTTCGCTTTCTTCTTTGATTATGTTCTTTGTTCCGGCGTAAGCCGTAGGATCAGCATAGCCTTCACTGTTAAAATATGGATTGTTCATCTTTGCCACCTTTCAATTTATCCATCTGATAATAGGATCGCCCTTGAACCCTTTTTCCCACACAAACCACGCATAACAGATTGCATTGTTGGAAGGGTATTTTTCAAAATCCCCGTTCATTGCACAATTCAGGCGGGAAGAACTTACATATACAACCTTTGGCGGGTTATGTAAGAAGAATTCTTTTCGCTTCTTTCCTTCAAGGAATTGCAGCTTCAAGAACATTGCAACTTTCCTTCCCGGCTGCACGCTGTTCAACGCCTGTTCAACGAATTCCAAAGCGTATTTATAAGGCGGGTTTGTGATAATATCCCCTTCAAAATCATCAAGGGTTTCTTTCAAGAAATCCAGCGGTTCAGGATCACCAAAGCCCCGGTATATTAAATCTGTGCTGATAACCTCGAACCCGTGTTGTTCCAGTACCTTTGACAAATGCCCTTCACCACACGCACATTCCCATATAACCGGGGCAAAATGTTCTTCTGCAAGCAGAAGTTCCATTGCACGGGGTTCAGTAGCATAATAATCATGCTGCTGCCTGTCTTTATCGCTATGATTGGAAGCACCCAATGTTGTGTAAATGCTTCTTTGGTTGCCCGTCCAATCTTTAGCTTCTGTTCTCTCTCTCTCTCTCTCTGCTGTGTTCATTCAAAATATTCACCCCTTTCAACTATCTACCCGAACAAATATCCGGTATTTTTTGCCGCTGATTTTCTTATCAATAACCTTCATGTTCAAAATGCGGTTCACTTGCTTTGAAAATTCAATGCTGCTCATAGGCTGGAAGCTGTTAGCAAGGCAAAATTCTTGATACCGCCTATAAACCTTGTTTGTTGGTTCATTCTCAATCTGAAATTCTTCATCTTCACATTCCTTGAAAAATCCCAAAATCGGATTGTTATTTTCTTCATATTCATCCATTGCCGCCTGAACCTTTGCAGAAGTGGTAAATGCCCGGTTTGTAAGCACCCGCTTCAATCCGGCAATTCCCAAAGTTATCAAGTATTCCATAACTTCATCGGATTTCAGTTCGTGCTTTATATACGGTCTGAAATCAGGATCAGCTTTTGAAAATGTGGCGTTGAATGGAATGATTGTCAATCGCCGCTGCACCGCCCCCGTTTTATCTTTGATACGGGGAATATTGTTTGCCGAAAATAGCAGCTTTGAATAATTGTTGAACTCAAAGGGATTTTGCCCCTTGCGTTCTGCTGATACCCGTTCACCCGTTACCAACTTCTTGAAGATCGCCGGGTTTGCAATGAATTCATCCCCTATATCATCACCGATATTCGCCAGTTTGCCGAACATTTCAGCGGTTTTGAACCTATCACCAAGTTCTTTCAAGTCAAGGGAAGCAATATTTTCTTCTCCTAATAGGGTTTGAACCATTGAAAGGAAGGTGCTTTTGCCGTTGGATTTATCCCCGGTCAGAATGAAGGCTTTGCCTAACTCATTTCTGCGATAGAAACAATACCCAATAGCTTCTTCCAGCAATGCCCGGATCGCCGGATCATCACAAGCAATCTTGTTCAGGGTTTTATCTGCCAATTCTGAATAGGCTTCCGGGTTGTAATCCCACCTGATTTTGTTTGTGATAATGTGTTCCGGGGTAAACGCCACAAAAGAATCATCCACAATGTTATATAACCCATTTGCAAAGGCTATCATATTAGCATCTTCCGCTTTTGTGTTTTCCCTGATAAGAATATCAAGGTAGGCAAGAACTTCCGTTCTTTTCGCCCTGTTCAACTGTGGGATATGTTTAATCATTTCAGCTTCAATTTCCGCAAGCCCGGAAACATAAATTCCGTTTTTGTAGATATGTAGCTGATTGTTGATCTTGATAATGTGGTGATTGTTCTTCAAAAAGGTTGCAAACTTATCAAACAAGAATGTTGAACCCATGAAGAAAACAGGCTTTTTGAAAGCATCATCACGAAGGATTGTTTCAATTTCATCATCCGAAAGTGGAACTTTCAGCACAAATTTATTGATTATCCTGATTGTTTCCCTTGCTTCTTCCACGCTGAAATCATTGCTTTGCAGCGTAAGAATATAATTGAACAGGCTTTGATTTCTGCCATCCCCGGCATCCATGTTAAGGAATTCCATGTTTGATTTTACGGGGTGAAGCCAGCGGGGAAGGGGCTGTGCTTCCTCATTTTCGGCGGTATCATAAAGGATTTCCCTTTCCTTGCCGCCATATTTCAACACTTCATAGGAATTCCGTGTACCGATTTTAATATCAGCGGTCAAACCTATTGCCAGTTTGCAGCCTGTTTTGTTGGTTGGTACTCCGCTGTTCTTGAATAGGAAATGCTTGCCCCTGCTGGTACGGTAAACCCGGCAAGTCAAGGCGTATTCCTGCACCACCTTGAACAGTATTTCAGAAGTTTCAGAATCATCAATATCAATAAGAATTGTGTCCGCTGCCAATATTCCAGCGTATTCCGGCAATGACTGAACCTGTTCAAAGGTTTTGAAATCTGTTCTGCCCTTGAATTTCTCTATGCACTTTTTATTTTTGGTTTCAACAAAACCTTTGAAGAACAATTCAACTCACCACCTTATATTGATTTCAAAAATTCAAGGTGTTTTTCAATCCTTTCCTTGAACTTCAAATTACTGTTCGCATCCGAAAGGGCTTTTTTGTAGGAAGAAGTGTATTTTTTCAAATCTGCCCTTGCTTGTTTTAATTCCTCTTTAGAAAGTGAAACACCGTTTGGGTGCTTCCGGCTTTGGATCATTCGCTGTGTGTCCGCTGCTTTCTGCTTAAAATCGAAATATTTTTTTCCGTTTTCTTTTCGCAACTCCACCAAATCAGCAATTCGATTTTGAAAATAAACTTTCAAAGTTTCCTTCAATTCATCTTCATGCTGCCAATCCAAAGCAATCACCTTCAACAGCTTTTTGAACTGCTGTTGTGAACACGGAAAGAAGAAATCCATGTGAATATTCATGTACCCGGTTTCCCACTTAATATATAAATCGTTGTTCATCACATCACCCCAAAATCTGCTAATCTTTTATTTGCAAGGTCTATATACCATTGCTTATCTAACTTTTCAGGAACTTCAACCCCGTTCACCGTTTCATTCCAAATAAAGCAATGTTCCGGGGAATTGGGGATTTTGGCGGGCTTCTTTGTTACTGCATGAACCTTTTGAACCCCGGCATCAGAAGCGTTCTTTGAAGCAAATACCCTAATACACTTTTCCTTCACAACCCGGCTTCCGTGTAAGATATGGGTGTATTTGCCGCTGATTTTGGAAACAAGCTGAAATTCCTTCAAGGCGTTGCACTCTAAAACGGTTCTTCTTACGGGTACACCATGCACCATATATTCAACCAATGCCCGGTTGACAATCGGCAAATCATAATCAAGGGAAGATAATTCCTTCACATACGCCCCTTTTGACTTCCAATGCCCCCACGAATCAAGGATAATGTAATTGTTCACATCCTTTTGGTAGATTTCCCGGTATTCGTCAAATTCAAGGTTCAGCCCGGTTCTAACTTCCCATTCATGGGCTATATCATCAATCAGGCTATACCATTGATCTTCATCCTGTCCTTCCGGCATCTTCACAAGCACACCATCAGTATTTGATTGAATGATCTGTGCATAGGGTTCAAGGCGTTCAATCAAATCCAGCAAAAGCAACTGCCCGTAAACACAAACCCGGTTAGCCTGCAAAGGATCATAAAGGGCATTGTTTTTATCCTTCATCACCCCATAAGTAGAATTCAGCACCAATTTCAACGGGGCTTGCAGCGGGTTCTTTTCCGCTTTGTATTTCAACCTTTGGTTGTAGATTTCAACGAACTTTTTCGGATCGCTGATATTCCGGCTATGAAGGTTATATTGCACCATCAAAGACGGATAAAGGGAAGCAACATCCATGTTCAGGAAATAACCCTTGCCGTGATACTTTGGAATTGCCCCATGTACGCCGCCCCATCCGAATTGGTGGGGAACACCCGCAACCATAATATCAAGCTGATTCTTTTTCCCGTTTTTCTGATAACAGCGGTTTTCCGGGTTTTCATACCATTCAACCACCTTTGAATATTTTTCAATTCGCATTGAATACGGGAAATCAATTTCAAATTCATCATCGTGTTCCTGCTTTGTGGCATCAAGGATAATTGCCGAAAGCTGCGGCTTTGTCTTGCTTATCAGCGACATATCAAGGGGCTTTCCTTGACAAGCCAATTTCACAAGCCCAATATGGGCTTCAAAATCCTTTTTTCGTTGCAGAAATACTTGCACCGTCTGTTCAACATCATGCTTGCAATATTTGACGGTTTCAGCAATTTCTTCTTCCGTCAATTTGCGGTCAATATCGAAGGGAACGCTTGTTTCTTTTATATCGTTTCCCATGAACCCCTCGAAAGACTTTAACCCCCGGTCAATGTTCATCATCACATCATAATTGTTCAGGGGATATTGATTGAAAAGGCTGCTGAACTTCCAGCCGGGATTTCCCTTCACAATGATATAATCATTCACCTTTTTAGGATCGAACCCACAAAGGATAGCTTTCAAAATGTACTGATCGTAGTGTCGGCTATTAAAACCACACCAAATTTCCCTTATATTTGCCTTATATAAGGCTTCAAGTTCTTCCGGCGAATTGATTATCACATGGGTTTTCTTTGCGGTCATATCCATAACCACAACAAGCCAATCATAGGCGAAAACCTCAAAGTCATAAAATAGCACCTGATTCACTCCTTTCTGTGTTTTGAACGGGGTTGCAACCGTTCCCCCGCATTACCGGGGCATTGCTGCCCCGTTGCTCTGCGTTAATCTTCCAGAACATAAACTTCCTTGATTTCAAATTCGTTGTACCCCTTGCTGTTCTCCCTGTAATCAAGCTGGTACTCGAAGTTGTTATCAATGGCTTCCATAACATCCATAATCATGTTGCCATACTGATTGTAGGTCTTGAACTGAATATCAATCGGATCAGCCATTTCCGCAACCAACGCCCGCATGAACTCATTGGCAATGTGAATCTGAAAGCCCTGTGTTACAACCTGATTCATAAAGATCAAGCTGCCCTTGTACTCGCCTTCCAAAATCTTCATCCAGCAAGTAACCATCGGATCGCCCTTTTTGGATTTCACCAATTCCAGCTTTGTGATAGCCACTTCATAAGTATCATGCGGAACTTCACGCCGCCCGCCGTTTTCGGCTGCTTCCTCAACATCCTTTGCAAGCCCTTCCGTGTCGATTGCCTTATCGAATTCATCCCAAATGTTAGCCATGATTTTTCACCTTTTTAACCTTTCTGATTTTAATTTTTCTTTGCGGTCAAGATACCCTTAACCAATTCAAAAGCCTGTTCTGCTGTGAACCCTACTTCCACATAGGCATCATAAAGCTGCTTTGCCGTGGAAGCGGATTTCTTTGCCATAGCTGCCGGATCAATCTTGAAGGGGTTTTCCGGAGTATGGCTCTTTGTCTGCTGCCCTTTCTGCTGAATAGCTGCGTTCACCATAGCAATCAGCAGATCATCAGGAATACCAAAGGGATTGTTCATTGTGTGTACCTACCTTTCTTTAATCTCTTGCTTTACGCTTACGGCGGGGCTTTTCCTCACCCTCTGCCGGGGCTTCCGGGGGATTCATTGCACCATCAGCCGGGGTTGCAGCTTCCTTTTCGGGCTGCTGTTCTGCCGCCGTTTTAGGGGCTTCCTGCGGGCTTTCAGGTTCAGGGGTATCAGTTGTAGGCTGTTCCTCTTTCGGGCTGTCCTGCGGCTTATCTGCGGGTGTGGTGGGGGTTTCCGTTCTCTTTCTTCCGCTTCTTCCGGTCTTTGTCGGGGCTGCGGGTTCTGCCATCCCAGAAGCGGCGTTTTTGTTCGCTTCATCGTAAACGGCAAACAGGGCTTTCACATCAAGGGGAATATCCTTTGCGTTTACTCTCAAACGCCCGCCGCCGAAAATCACTTCATTGCTTTTGAAGCTGAAAGTGCGGGTTTCGCCGTCTGCTACAATGCGGGCAACCACATCCACCATTCCGGCAACCTTGTTTGCAACCTTTTCCTGCAAGTTCGGTTTGATCGCTGTGATTTTATCGCCGCCCTTGCGGGTAATATCCTTGCTGGTGTCCTCATGGGAAATCAGGATAATATTTTCATAGTCAAGGTTCATCAGGCGTTTCAGCGTGTTCAGGAATTCGCCCCGCACCTTATCCCACGCACGGAAGGAATCATCCGATTCATGGGTAATGCCCATCTGCTGGTACATATAAAGGCGGCAATGTTCATACAAATCTTCCAAAAGGTCAACCACAATCGTTCTGAAAGTGTTTTCCTTCTTTTCCAGTTCGGAAATCGTATCCTTGAACACATCCCAAGCAAGGGTTCTTTTCGTCTGTCTGCCCTCAACCCTTACTTCATCCTTAATGCGGATATACGGGGCATCAACGAACTTGATATTGCCGTCCGTGTTCAGCATCAGCGGATCAGGGAAGTTGTTTGCAAAGGTGGTTTTGCCGCAAAACGGCACACCGTAAATCCAAAGCACACGCTTTTCAACCGCTTCAATGTTCCTTCTTTTGTTTTCGGGTAATTTAATCATGTAATCATTTCCTTTCTCACAATATTCTTGAAATTCGCAATACCTACAAAGGTAACTTTTTTCTTGCGGGAACTCTGTTTCTTCATTCACCGCTTTTATTCCAAACAGGAATTCAATCACCCTTTCAGGGTTGAACCCAATTTGAACCGTTTTGACTTCCACCCCGGAAAGTTCTTCTTTCAGGCGTTGCCTGAATTCCGTTAGGGTTTCCGTTTTCTTTTGCCGGATCGTAACTTTGGGAATGAACACCAAATACATATTCCGAATCTTTTTTCCGGGGTTGTTCCTCTCGAAAAAGTATTTGTATTCGTGAAGCTGCCCCGATTTCTTGTAGCCTGAAACATTGTTTGAATATTTGAAATCGTAAAGGTCAAACACATCCACATCTTCACCGTATGGGTTATGAAGTGCTTCTTTTGACATATAGCCCATTGGTACAAGGTAATCAATGAACCCGTGGAAATCATCATCCTTGATTTCAACTTCAAACTTTCCACCGGGCGGGATTGCCGCCCTTACAAGCGGGATCACTGTTTCAAACTTGATTATCTCGTTTATGTGTTCATCCGTAATAATCGGGAAGCTGAAACAATATTCCCTGATTGCTTCTTCAAGGCTTTTTTCAATCCCGGTGTGAACCGTCTGCCCTAAAATCAAAGGGTTATCAGGTTCAGTTGCTGGAATCGTTGTCAATCCTTGAAGATAACGCATTTTGAACTTGCGTTTGCATTTTTCAAAGCAATCAACGCTGGAATGTGAATACCGCAATTTATCACCCCTTTCACTAAATTTTTGAATTCATCAAATCCTTCCGGGTAGAGGAAAACCCCGATCCCGCTGCTTGTGTTTATCCGGCTGATATTCAGCTTTTGCAATTCGGAAGGTCTGCCGTTGGAAGCCTTTACTTCTACCGCAAGCATCACCCCATTCACGCAACATATCAGGTCAGGAATACCGGATTTCTGAAAGCCGCCGCCCCAAATCTTTGTGTACCAACCGACCATTTCAACCTTCATTCTGTCAGAAGGGAAGCCCGCCGGATATATACCGACCGAATGAAAGTATTTCTTGATCTGTCCTTCAAATAATTTTTCTTCTGCCATTACTTCACCGTGATTTTGACGGAAGCGGAAACATTGCTTGTTTTGGAATACTTTGCAGCGACATCCGGCAAATCTTTCTTCAATTTTGTGCTGTCAATGGTGGTTCGAGTTGTAGCCGCAACATAGGTGAACTTTACATCCTCATTTTCAAAGGATTTCCCCCCGTATTTCTCCATTGCCGCCATAAGCTGAACCCGCATTGCCTTTTCCTGTTCCTCGATCTGCTTCTTCTGCAAGGTCAGGGCTGCAATGCTTTTGATAATTCCCGCCGCTTCCGTCTGCATGGTTGCAAGGGCGGTTTCCTCGCTGAAAGCATCTTCACAATCCGGGGAAAGTTCGGTGCATACATCCTTGCAGCTTTCCCTTTCCTCACACTCCAAACAGCAACACACTTTGCCGCAAGCAGAACTTTCCATTGCCTGTTTACACTTAATCATTGTTTGAACTCCTTTCCAATTCAGCGTTCAATTCCTGCTGAATTTGTAAAACTGATTTTGAATAGTTAATTTCAAAAATGCCTTGTTCCCACAACCGGGAAGCCCCGGTTTCGCCCATGTTATACGCCATCAGCACCTTTTCAGGGGTTTCATACTTTTCAAACAGCTTCCGCAATATGAACATTCCCGCCCGAACATTGCCGTATGGTTCGGTAAAATCGGTAATTCCAAGCTGTTCCTGCAAATATGGGTGATTGATTTCATTGATCTGCATCAAGCCGTAATCATTGCTTGCACTGATAACATCCGGGTTGTAGCTGCTTTCCCGCTGGATCAACGCCATTACAAAGGTAAAATCCATTTCATAGGCTTGCGATAAGTAGAAAATGAATTCCTGCAAATCTTCATCCATAGGCACATTCAGCGGTATAAATTTCCGTTCCCCGTTCACCCATTCACCGGGCATTTCACCTTCAAAAATTCTTCCGTCAGGCTGTCCGAAAATCAGAACTTCCTTTTGGGTGTCAGGTTCGGGCTGTTCGGGGCTGTCATTTCTTGAACAGATTGCCCCTATACCGAACCCCACAAGGGAAAAGATAATTGCTACCACTACCCACGAAATCAGAACACGCTTACCAATCGAAGCCTTCTTGATATTTCTTGAATAGTTCATCTGTATAGTCCTTTCGTAGTTCCAAAGTGTGAAGAATATCTTCTTCAACTGTTCCGGGGCAAATCATCAGGTAATAGAAACAAGGTTTTTCCTGCCCGATTCTGTGAATTCGCTTCTTGCTTTGTTCAAACAGTTCACTTCTATCTGTCAGTGAAAAGTAAATGATTTTGTTTGCTTTCTGCAAATTCAGCCCCATAGCCCCCGCCTGATACTGAACGAAGGTAATTGAATCCCCGTGTTCCTCATAGGCGGTTAAATCTTTTGTTTCCCCATTCACTACTGAAAAGGGGCGTTCCAATTCAGCAAGGGCGGCTTGCATGGTGTTCAATTCTTCATTGAAATTGTAGAACACAATCAACCGATCTTCTGTTGATTGCACCAAATCCTTAAAGGCTGCAACCCGTTCCCGGTTTAAGTAGCTGCACATCATACGGGAATAAATCCGCTTTGAAAGGATCGTATCACCTATGAATTCACGCCCTTCAATGGTGATAACTTCATCCCGCATGAATTTCCGGTATTCTTTCGTTGGTTTAGAATGAATTGGAATCATCATTTGTTCGGGAAGGTCAAAGACTTCTTCCGACTTCATAAAGATTGCACCATGTTCAGCAAGTTTCTTTTTCAGGCGGTCAACATTTTTGTAACCTACCACATGGGGAATTCTGAACCCGCTGTTGTGATCTTCAATCCATTCCATTTCAACATACTGCTTGTAAAAAAGGTCTTTGCTGATATTCCATCCAAGCAACCGAAGCTGCGACCACAATTTTTCATACTTCCCGGCTGTTGGTGTGCCGGATAACAAAATCACATTTTCAGGCTGCATTTTCAGGATAAATTTTGACCGTTTGGCGGCTTCATTTTGGATAATGGAACTTTCATCAAGCATCAGGGTAAACCCGGTTATATGGGCGAAATATGAACGCCTAAATATCAAATCATAGTTGATAACACCCGCTGTTTTGTTTGCGGTTTCAGGATCACCATTCAGCACTTGCATGAAGAATTCCATTTCTTTTTTGTCTGTCAAATCGAAAGTGTCATACCCTGCAATATCAACTAAATGTTGAACCCAATCTTCAATCTTTGATTTTTGGCAAATCACTAATAAGGGTTTATCAAGCTGTTTCGCCTTTTCACCGCCTACAAAGGTTTTCCCTAATCCCATATCAAGGTAATAGGCAACCCGTTTGAAGTCTTTGGTTTCGTCAAGTGCCTTGCTTTGGTGGGGGAATAGCTGCATATCAGCACCCCCCTTAATCTGCATCAACATCAATCCCGGTGATCTGCTTGAAGATTTCCTTGTCAAAGTTCGGAATTGCTGTGATAACTGCTTTTTGACGGTCAGACAAACCACGCCACCAAATAACCGCACATTCGGAATTATCCAAAATTTTCAGATAGCCGCCTGTGGTTTCCGCTTCCGGGTGTGCTGCCTTTTCTTCATCCGTCATATCCGAAAGGTAAATGTATTCAAGTACATCCCCCGGAATCTGATTCAGCAAATAGCGGGCTTCACTGTTCAACCAATCCTGATAAGTCCATTCAGAAGGTTTGTTGAACAGATAGATTTTCGGGCTTACGGTGTTAAAACACCCGTTGGAAAAGCTGCACTTGTTCCAATCGCCGCTGTTCCGGTTGCCGCTGTTCCAATCGCCGCTGTTCCAATCGCCGCTGTTCCAATCGCCGCTGTTCCGGTTGCCGCTGTTGCAAAGTCCGGTGCATCCCTTTCCCGTATTCACGATTTCAAGAAGTTCCTGCCACGGGATTTCACGCACGATCTGAATTTTGTTGGTGCAAGATTTTGTTCCGTCTGTATCGACTTCACCCAATGCAAGCACTTCCGCAACCTTGTTTTCCGGGTTGAACTGATAGTAATTGAAGCAATCAGCCGCCTTTTCGCAAAAGTGGAAGCCCCGATCACAAACCATAGGTTTCACATCTTCTTCATAAGTACCGCCCACCGCATACTGAAACGGTTTCCCGTTTGGGTTACAAGTCCAATCGGGATTGAACACTTTGAACCCTTTAACAACTCCTGTTTCACTCATTTTTGTTTATCCTCGCTTTCTGCCATCAGGCAATTTCATTCAAGGGAACTTCAATTCCCGTGTATTCGGTGAACTTTACGGAAGAAATAAAGTAACTCCAATTTGTCAGCTTCACCGCATAGCCCCACGGGAAAACGCCATCCCGTAAGCCCTGCATAACCCATTCTTTGGATTTCTTCATCAGCTTTGCCGCAAGGGTAACGGGCAAGTTCACAACCCCGTCATGCTGAACCGTTGCAGCGGGTTCAAACATTTCAAAATAGTTATCCTGAACCCCCAACGCACGGGCGATTTCCTGTTTGCGGTCTTTGGAAGGTTCGTTCTTCCCGGAAAGGTATTGACTGATAGAGGATTTACCGATCCCGGTAAGGTCTGAAAGTTTGGATTGTGTCAAATCCAGTTCTTTCATAAGGTTTTTCAATTTGTCTGCAAATGTCATGTTCACTTCATCCTTTCTTTGTTTAGCCCTCAATCATGGGGCTTTTGTTGTACTGTTCCTGAATTCTGATCCGGTACTTGCCGCCGATTTCCTCACGGTGCAAAATCCTGAATTCGCTGCCCTTATCACGCAAGGTTTCAAGGTACTTTGCCGCTTCATTCTGTGTGTCGAACTCCAACACCCGATCAATACACGCTGCAATAACTTTCTTCATCCTGTTCACCGCCTTTCTGTTTGGTTCAATCATTTTGAACTTTCATGGTAAAAAAATATGCCTGAATTTCATCACTTGCCAAATCAAGAACTTCCAATGCCTTTTGAATTTCCGGCTGCTTAAAAGCAATCTTGTTGTTCAATTTCATTGAAATAGTTCTTTCGGAAAGCCCCATTCTTTCAGCGAATACCGCTTGTGTTCCGCACTTTTCAACGATCCTTCCGTTTAACTTTGCATAATCGTATGCCATGATTTCACCCCTTTCTTAACATCCTAAGTGATTTACAATATCCCGGATCATTGCTGTACCTGAATCCATAGAAACATTTATCTTTTTTGTTCCACCTTCAAAAGCTGCTGTTACAATCTCGCTTTCGCTATCATAGGTAAGGGAAACAAGGTCAGCCGCCCCACGGGTTTTCTGTAAAACCTTACAAAGCAATTTGCAAATGGTTTCTTTATCTTCCCCGCCGCTTTCTGCCACAAAATCAAAGGCTTCAATCTGTTCTTTTGTCAGGGGATTATTGTATTCCACATATCCCCACGCTTCACGCCCGATTTTCCCAACATATTCCCGCTTGTCGAAATTATGAATAAGCATTGCCGGATTGTCGGCGGGTTTGGGATATGCTCCCGGTGTGATAGGTCTTAAAGTGCTATAATATCTAAACATTTTCATCATCCTTTCTTCAATAGTTCAAGCACCCATTCAAGGATTTTGGCGGCTTGATCGTATCTTGCGAAAAGAATTTCATCTTTATAAATGCCGCTTTCATATTCTTTTGCTTGCTTTTTCTGAAATTCAATTTCATGTTCAACTTTGGAAATAATTTCTTCCATAATTAACGCCCTTTAATCTAAATCTTCAAGATCATCAAAGCCGTTCCATACATCTTCAAGAATGATTTCCAGCTTTTCATTGACAATCAGGCAAGCGGCTTCATCACCATAGGTTTCATGCTCTAAAAGGAATACTTTTTCACCTTTCCATTCTGTTTCATCAATTACATACCATGTTCCGATATGCCCGTTGATTTTAATATTGTCTTTCTGCATTGTTTACACCCTTTCCCCCGTCAAGCCGTTAGGTCAGCTACTTCATTTACAGTTCTTCCTCGAACTCTACATTGCAATCACCGCAAATAACATGAACTTCCTTTGTTGCCCGGATAATGCAGCCGCACATAGGGCAAACATATTTTCGGCTTGATTGTTTGGTTTTCGCTGCACCGGGGATTTTCGGAAGGCTCTTTCTGTGAAGTTCAAACTTCTTATCCTGCATACCGTCAACAAAGGCTTTTGCTTCATCATTCAGGCTTGTTTTCGTCCACCCGTATTTTGCATCCTTTTCAACGGTCAAGCCGTGCTTTTCAGCGGCTTCCTTGTATTTCTTATTGTGATATGTGCCGCCCCTGCTTGTGTCCTGAACCCCAATTTGTAGATTGTAAAGGTGAACCATTTCATGTAAGAGGGTTTCCGCAACTTGTTCAAAAGGTCTTGCAAGGTGTTCAGCACAAATATTGATTTCATAGAAGCCATCATCTTTCTTCATAGCTTCCAAATCCTCTTTTGTCAGCGTGGAAAGGTCTGCAATCTTTTTCTGTTCGCCTACCGTCCACGCCTTCCAAGCGGTACACCACCCATAAGCACCTTTTGTTGTGTCCGGGCTTACCGTGATAACAGGGGTTTGAAGTTCATTGTTATAGAACTTTTCGTTGAACTTTGAAAATAAACTTTCAAGTTTTTCAATTACGGGCTTCAAACTTGTTTCTTTCATCTGTGCTACCACCTTTCTAATTACTGCATCCAGCAAGCGGCATCGTGGCAATGTGCATATTTTTCAGCGGTTGAACCGTTTGGATTTTCAAAAATCACAACCCGCTTTGCAAGCCATCCGAATTTTGTACCGCAAATTTCATTCAGCATTTCCAACATTCCCTGTGCCTTTTCAAAATTTTCCTGTGCAACCTCATTGATCTTCTGAATACGCTCTTTCATAATCACTTCATCCTTTCTATGCTTGCCGTTGCAGCGGCTTGTTCGTTGTCGTTTGGTTCAATTCCCTTGAACTTGTCTATATTATAGCATCCGGTTTTGAAGTTGTCAATAGGTTTTTTCAAATTTTTTGAACTTTTTTTCCTAACCCTCTTGAACTTTTCTTCAAAGTGCGTTATAATGTAATTACCCCAACAAGGAAAGGAAGTGATTGCATGAAGAAATTCACCACGGCTGATAGATTGAAGCAGATCATGGGTGAAAGGGGGTTAAAACAAGTTGATATTTTGGAAGCCTGCAAGCCGTATTGCGAAAAATACCATGTTCAGCTAAAGAAAAATGATCTAAGTCAGTATGTTTCCGGCAAAGTAGAACCCAAACAAGATAAGCTATCTATTTTGGGTTTGGCTCTGAATGTCAATGAAGTTTGGCTTATGGGGTACAATGTTCCCGCTGGAAGGGAAGAATTAGCCCAACTTGAACAAAAGCTGCAAAACGAAGCCGCCGCCTGTGAAATGTTTGAACGGTGTTATGGGAAAGAAGCATTTCAAGCGGTCAAACTTTTCCTACAACTTGATACACTGGATCAAGGGCGTATCATTGGTTCTATGGAAACAATGCTGAATGATGAAAAATATTCCATTCAAAAAGAATCATTAAGCGGGAAGGCAATATAATCTTTGTGGATTTTAGTTCAAGATAAGTTCAAGATAGGTTCAAGTTTTCGGTTCAAGATGAAATCCTTGAAATATCGGGAAAGTTCAAGTAGTTCAAGTTGTTTTGTGTTTCTTTGTAGATATGATTTTTTTCAACGCAATTTTGCATTGATTTTGAAAAATATAAAAGAAATAAAAAGGTATCTTGAACTTGAACCACTTGAACCTTGAAAAGTTAATTTCAAATTAAGAAAGGAATTTTGCTATGAGTGCAAAGAACAGAGTTATCAACGGCGATTATGCCGGAAGCCAAGTTGTGGGCGGGGGTGCTGCCAATGCTGCGATTTCATTGGGGATCATCAAGCAATTACGCCTGAACAGTTCCACCGTTGAAAGCTATGAAGTTTTGGGTGGTGTTGCTGGGGCGGTTTCAAAAAATGGCTATCAAGTGAAAATCATCTTCAAAGACGGGAAGAAAAGCCTGTTGGAAGTAGATGAAAAATTGTATAAAGCCATTGTTCAGGCTTGCTTCTAAACAAAAAATATCCCCCGTTAGTGCTGCAACACCAACGGGGGAAGCGACCATAAATCAGGATGAAGTGATTTAGGCGGTCTGTCTATATTATATCACTTCACGGCTGATTTTTCAAGATAGGCGGTGAAGTTGTGAAAAATCCAAATGGATATGGAACAGTAACGAAGCTGTCAGGGAACAGGCGAAAACCCTATATTGTGAAGGAAGGTATATCAGGAAGGCAAAAGCCCATTGGCTACGCTGCCACACGGGAAGAAGGGCTGATAATGCTTGCCAATTACAACAATGATCCGTGGGATATTGAAACGGACAAAATCACTTTTCAAGAACTCTATGATTTATGGCTTGAAAAGCGGGCTGTGAAATTGGGTGAATCAAACAGAAGTTCCTTGAAATCAGCATACAAGCATTGTTCCAAGCTGAACAAAATGAAGTATAAGCAAATCAAATCATACCAAATGCAAGATTGCATTGATAGCTGCGGCTGCGGGTATTCCACGCAAGGGGCAATAAAGAACCTTTTCGGGCATCTTGACCGTTTCGCAATGGAACTTGATATAATTTCAAAATGCTGTTCTGATCTGCTTACCTCTGATCCAATCCCTGAAACAAGCAAGGAAATTTTCACGGATGAAGAAGTTTCCAGACTTTGGGAAAATGAAAAATTGGAATGGGTTGATTCCGTTTTGTTCTTCCTCTATACGGGATTCAGGATTTCAGAAATGATTGCCCTGAAAACGGAAGCGGTTGATCTCGAAGCCCAAACCATGACCGGGGGAACGAAAACAGCGGCGGGAAAGAACAGGATAGTTCCCATTCATTCAAAAATTCAGCACATAGTTCAAAAGAGGGTTGAACAATCCAAAAGCGGCTATTTGTTTGAATA